GGGCGAGTGCGACGCAAGAGTCGAATCAACTAGCCGTGTCCGAGTTTTTGTCACAGCCAGAAAAGACTATGAAATCGGTAACATGGGCGACACTGAAGACAACGAGGGGCCGTCAGAGGACAAACTAGAAGCTACATTTAAAAGCTTCTTAGGGCAGTCGTCAGACAAAAAAGCCCCAAACGATACGCGCAAAGCTGAAAGCTAGTAGATGTCGTATTCTCTGACTAAAGAGAAGATCTTAAAAGAAGTTGTTAAGTCTGGCAAAGATCCGGTATATTTTATTAACAATTATGCTAAGATCTCGCACCCCATGAAGGGCCTCATTCCTTTTAAGACCTACGACTTTCAGTCAGACTTGATCAATAATTTTAACGATCACCGTTTCACAGTGATACTAAAAGCTAGGCAGCTTGGTATTTCTACTATTACAGCAGCATATGTTGCCTGGATGATGATGTTTCATCGCGACAAGAATGTTCTAGTAATCGCGACAAAATTTGGAACCGCAGCAAATTTAGTTAAAAAAGTGAAAGCAATCCATAGGCACTTGCCAGAGTGGATGAAGATAGCGGAGATCTCAATTGACAATAGAACATCTTTTGAGCTTTCTAACGGCTCACAAATTAAAGCTTCCTCAACCAGCTCAGATGCAGGACGTTCTGAAGCACTCTCATTATTGGTTATTGACGAGGCCGCACATGTCGAGGGCTTAGAAGAGTTGTGGACCGGTCTATATCCAACGCTGTCCACCGGCGGCCGCTGCATCGCTCTTTCAACGCCGAACGGCGTTGGCAACTGGTTCCACCAGACGTATGTTGACGCCGAAACTGAACAAAATGATTTTTATCCTGTCCAGCTTCCGTGGGATGTGCACCCGGAAAGAGATAAGGAGTGGTTTGACAAAGAAACTAAAAACATGTCTAGAAGACAAATCGCCCAGGAGCTAGAGTGCAACTTTAACATGTCGGGCGAAACTGTGTTTCATCCTGAAGATATGGAGGTACTAGAGGCCTCGCTGTGTGATCCAAAATATAAAACTGGTTTTGATAGGAACCTTTGGATATGGGAGGAATATCAGCCAGGAAGTTCTTATATGATTTCTGCAGATGTCGCCCGCGGCGACGGACAGGATTACTCTACATTTCATATTTTTAAATTGGACACGACAGAAATAGTTGCAGAGTACCAAGGCAAGCCAACTCCGGATGTTTTTGCAGACATGCTTTTCCAAGCTGGAAAGGAGTTTGGAAATTGCATGGTTGTAGTTGAGAACAACTCTGTAGGCTGGGGCGTGCTCACAAAACTTCAAGAACAGGCCTATCCCAACTTATATTATTCAAAAAAATCAACTCACGAACATGTAGAGTCTCATAGAGCTGACAGCACTGGAGTAATTCCAGGGTTTACGACCTCTACAAAGACAAGGCCTCTTGCGATCGCAAAATTTGAAGAGCTAATCAGAAACAAACTAATTAATATAAAGTCAAAAAGACTTTTTAACGAAATGAAAACATTTGTTTGGGAAGGTGGGAAGCCGAAAGCTATGAGGAAACACAACGACGACCTCATCATGGCTTGCGCGATAGGATGCTGGGTAAAAGAGACTGTTTTCAGCGTAAACCAGCGAGAAGTAGAATACAAAAAAGCTTTTATAAATTCCATATCTTCCACCACATCAGAGCTTAACACTTCCATACCAGGCATGTTAGCATATAGAGAAAAACAAAAGAAAAGCAACAAACAAAACTATAAAGATTTTGTTTGGCTAATCAAGGGATAAACGATGGCTCCTCCAGTAAATAAAAAAAATGTAAAGAACCCAGATAGTAATTTATTTAAACAACTAACAAAGCTTCTATCTGGACCGCTCGTCAAGTACAGACGGCAAGATTCTCGCCAGCTTAAAAAACGGCGCTTAGACAAGTACAAGTCTCGGTTTAGATCAGCTAGTGGGCAAGAATTTAAGATGTCTGCGTATGAAGACGTCTACAGCTCGCTAAGATCTGATTACTATCAAAATCAAAATAGAATGGATAGATACGCCGATTTTGATCAGATGGAGTATACACCAGAAATCGCCTCTGCGCTTGATATATACGCTGATGAAATGACAACTTTTTCAGTTTATCGACCAATGATAGACATATTCTGCAGCAATTTAGAAATCAAGTCGGTTATTGAAACACTTTTGTATAATGTCTTAAACATTGAATTTAATTTGTACGGCTGGTGTCGCTCAATGTGTAAGTATGGTGATTTCTTTTTATATCTTGACATTGAGCAAGATGACGGAATTAAAAACACCATCGGTTTACCGGCAAACGAGCTAGAGAGACTGGAGGGCGAAGACAAAAACAACCCTAATTACGTTCAGTATCAATGGAACACAGCTGGGCTAACACTAGAGAACTGGCAAGTTGGCCACTTTAGAGTTTTGGGAAATGACAAGTTCGCTCCGTATGGCACATCTGTGCTAGAGCCGGCCCGAAGAATTTGGAGACAGCTTACTTTGCTGGAAGACGCAGTTATGGCATATCGAATTGTTCGATCGCCTGACAGAAGAGTATTTTACATCGATGTCGGTGGGATCCCCCCAGAAGATGTTGAACAATACATGCAAAAAGTCATGACTCAAATGAAAAGAAACCAAATCATTGATTCTGACACCGGCCAGGTCGATTTAAGATATAACCCGTTTAGCGTTGAAGAAGACTACTATATTCCAGTTAGGGGAGATTCTAGCGGAACAAAAATTGATACTGTTAAGTCTGGACAATACACAGGCGATATCGACGATGTAAAATATCTACGAGACAAGCTGTTCAGCGCCTTAAAGATACCAATGTCGTACCTTGCTCGTGGTGACGGCCAGGTAGACGATAAAGCTACTTTGGCTCAAAAAGACCTTAGATTTGCGCGAACTGTGCAAAGATTGCAGCGTTCGATTATTTCTGAGTTAGAAAAGATTTGTATTATTCATCTGTTTACTTTAGGGTACAGAGGAAACGACCTTCTGTCTTTCAAGCTAGCTCTTAATAACCCTTCCAAACTAGCCGAGCTACAAGAGCTTGAGCACTGGAAGGCACGCTTCGAAGCCGCTGACGGCGCTTCTGCAGGATATTTCAGCAGAAGGTGGGTTGCCAAGAACATCTTGAATATCTCTGAAGAGGAGTTCCAGAGACTGCAGGCTGAAATGTTCTATGATAAGAAGCACGACTTCTTCTTAGAGCAAGTTGGCGAAACGGCTGCAGCGGAGGGTGGAGGCCTAGGCGGCGCTCTTGGTGTCGGCGGCCCGGGCGATGAAGCACCTGAAGCACCAGCCCCTGAAGCTCCGGAGCCTCCCGCGCCAGACGAAGGCGCCGACCCGGGCCCTCTATTGGCAACCCCCGGAGGAGCACCCGGCGCACCCCCAACGCCACCAGCAGGCGAAGCAACGCCGCCGGCGCCGGCCAATCGTGACGAATATGGCCGCTCTTATTCAGAGAACAAAGGCAAAAGGTATTATCATACCAATCGCGATGACCGAGCTTCTGGAGGCAGAAGAAGAGCTAACTCTGCACAGTGGGGTAGCCAAAATACCGGCAAGAGCAAAAGATCTTATTTGCAGGGACAAAGTGATTTGATGGGCATGACAAAATTAAATTATCGTTTATCAGAGGCTAGTCGGTCTAATTACTTTGAAGAGCAGGAGAGAGAAATATTTCAAGAAAACAGCGAGATAAAGAAGCTGATTAGTGATCTTGAAAATTTGGAGAAAAAGTAACATGAAACTAAAGCACAACAAGAAAAGAAATACAGCGTTTATATATGAAGTTTTGATAAACGAGATGTCAAAGGCCACAATGCACGGCTTGCACGAAAAAAAGGCCGCGGCTCTAGATATACTAAAAAGGCATTTTTGCAAAAGCTCAGTGCTGAGAGAAGAGCTTGAGATATACCGCTCCTTTGAAGACTTGGAAGGCTTAGACCAGCAAACTCTAGAAAAAATAATCTTGGAAGCTCGTGGGCATGCTATTTCTTTAAATAAAGATGAAATCTACAACGAGCAGACCAAGGCGATTAACTTGATCAACAAGCAGCTTGGCGCCGATAGCTGGGACGGTTTTGTAAAAAATTATAAAAAACTGGCAACAATTAACCAAGCTGTGTTTGCAAAGTCAAGTCCTAAAAAGCAGGTTTTTGTAGAACAAAAGTTAGTCAAACTACTTGGCGAGCAAGACAAGAAGGACGAACCATTTCCGAACATCAACAAGCTAGCCTTGAAAACATTTTTAGATAAATTTAATCAGCAGTATTCTGACACTTTGAATGAAAACCAAAAAACTCTTTTGAGCAAGTACGTAACGTCCTATAAAGACAGTGGATTAGATCTAAAAATGTATTTATACGAAGAGATAGGCCGCCTTAAGGATACTCTTGAGGAGCACATTACATCCGATTCCGCGTCTACAAAACTAAAGCTAGTTTTAGAAAAAATCAATGGCTATCAAAATAGAAATGTTGACAAAAAGCTCGTTACAGAAGTAATTAAGATACAGTCCTTGGTGGGTGAATTACAAAATGGCGATTAAGATTAAAATAGTGCAGGATGGCGTCGAGATTGAAAAAATCCTTCTCAACGCAAGAAAGACGATTGACGGCAATATTATAATTTCTGACCACCCAGATATGCAGATATTAATAATTCCATCAAAAAGTAAAATTGTGGCCATGCCGAAAGAACAGATAGATGATGAATTATACGACACACAAAAAAGATTGTTTGATTATCTATTAAAGAAAGGTGTTGTAAATTACGACACAATACAAGCCGGAAATCTTTTTATGACAAAAGAAGCAATGATACCAGATCCTGTTAATGATTGT